TCAAAGGCAAGCCACTGTATATCGTGGACGTGCACCAAGCAAACCTTGACCGCATCGAGGGCGAAATCGCTAAACTCAAGGCCAAGTTCGGAATCGTTGGTTTCTACCTTGACTACCTTCAACTTGTAGAACCTGCCAAGATTGACAAGCCCAAGCCCAAGATTGAGCAGATGACCAACATTAGCAAGCAACTCAAAGCAATCTGCAAGAGGCAAAAGGTCTTTGGGGTCGTGGTTTCTTCTCTCTCACGGGCAACCGAAGGCAGGGCAGACCATCGGCCTGTCATGTCCGACCTGCGAGAAACCGGGCAACTGGAATTCGATGCCGATAAGATCGCCTTTGTCTACCGCCCCTACGAACACGACAAGAACGCAGAGCAGGATCTTATGGAGGTTATCTTCCGAAAGAACCGGAACGGAAGCCTTGGAATAGCACAAGTCCAATGCCAACTGCCTTACACCAAAGCAAACGAATATCCGCTATGACACCCGAATACACCCTGCAAGCCGCCTGTGTCAAGTTGTTCAAACTCTTGAAGCCCCACGAAGAAGGACGGTTGTTCCTTAACCTCAACAACCCACGAAGCCGAACGAACGGTCATTTTCTAAAGGGCATCGGCCTGACCGCTGGAGTGGCCGACATGACCTACCTGTCCGACAAAGGAGCCATCTTCTTGGAGTTCAAAGCCGAAAAAGGCAAGCAGTCCCTCTCGCAAAAGTGGTGGCAGGGAGTCGTCCAAGACGCAGGGTATCGATACGAGGTCATCCGAAGCATTGAGGATTTTCAAAGAGTGGTTGCAAGTGTGGAATAGATGTGTAGATTTGTGCTATACGCATTCGGATATAATGCATAGAAAAACGCAAAAACTATACGCATTCGGGTATAATCGTCAGCCTACGGGCTTACAAAACCTCCCCCATCGTCAGCCTCTAACCTTACTAACCAAACTTCAAACCCATGAGCACAAAAAAATATTTAGAAAAACTATTTGAAGGTTCTGGTCATTTAAATCAGTATCCAAAAAAAACCACTATAAAGGCTCCAGATTACGCAGGCTATATTAAAATAGATGGCAGGGTATGGAGATTAGGTGCATGGATAAAAGAAAGTAATGGCAAAAAAAGTATTTCTTTAAATGCTAAAGAAGCAGATTTTGATGGCAACATATATAATGACATTGAACCTTAAACCCCAAACCCATGAAAACCACACCAACCGATTTCCGACGCTGGCAACTGCATATCCGCAAGGAGTGCGTCAACTGCAACCGACCCGACAAAAGCGAAACCATCAAGGCTTGGTCCGTCAACTGGACCCTGCTCGGTCGCATCCTTCAAGCCAAAAACGCCTGACCATGGAATGGATAAAATGCTTGGACCGAATGCCGACACCTTACGAGCCAGTCCTGATTTTTACGACCGACATGAATCAAGCCTACGCATGGCTGGGCGACGGACGCTGGTACTACGAACACCAAACTTGGTTCCTAATCGAAGTAAGCCATTGGATGCCCCTACCACCTAACCCGTTTTAACCCAAACAAAATGAAAAAAGATTTTATCCCTTACGAACAAGCCCTTGCACTCAAAGGGCTTGGATTTGGTGAGCCTTGTTATGGGTGGTTTGATACAGGGTATTTGAGATTTGGTTGTTATGAATCAGAGTACGTCACAGGTTTAGGAGATTTGCCTGCCCCCCTCTACCAACAAGCGTTCAGGTGGTTCAGGGAGAAGCACGGATTAAATCATTTCGTTGAACTCGATGTTGATTGCAAACCAAACTACTATAATGCCCATGTTCAATGCTCTTTAGTGTATCATGGCGACAACTACGAAGAAGCGGAACTCGCCTGCCTTAAAAAAATAATTGAACTTTCAACCAAGACGGCATAACCATGGACCTAATCTCACGAACCATCCTCGGCTATACCGCAGAGGTCGTCGGAGTCAGCCCCGATGACATCTTGAGCGAAGTCAAGACCCGTGAACTCGTCTTAGCCCGGTCCATCTTCGCAGACATCGCCTATTCGGAGTACCTATACACCTACTGCCAAATCGGGCGTATCATCAAGAGGAATCACGCAACGGTCATGCACAACCTTGAAATCCTTGCGATAAACATGAGGGCAAGGCCGGACATCAAGTTTCTGCGTACACAGGTTTTAAACAGGACGAGAGATTTTTTGCAACATTAGGAAGAACCCCCTCCATCTTTGCGTGAGTGAACGCAGAGAGCATCGTCCTTGACCTGTACCGCAGCGGAGAAATCCGCAAGGCTTGCCTCACCATTACGGGGGGCAATCCGCTTTGGAAGGACCTCGAGCAAGAGGTCGTCCTGATTCTGCTCGAAAAAGACCCCGACAAGATTACCAAGATGCAGGTACAGGGATACCTGCGTTTCTACATCGTCCGTTTGATAATGAACCTGTACCGGGGCAACAACAACCAATTCGCCAAGAAGTACCGCCACCACGACGAGAGGGTCGAGGTGGACCCCGAAACCCAAGAACTAAGCAAGGACTACGACACCTTGCTCGACGACCTTTGGGCCATCGCACAAAGCGAGATGGACTCTTGGGCCAAGGACGGAGCCTTCCCCTACGACAAGGAACTGCTGAACCTGCTGATGCAGACTGGCAATATGAAGGCCATGTCCCGGGAAACGGGCATCCCTTACAGGTCAATAATCTACTCAATCGAACAGGCCAAGGCCAAAATCAAAACCGCAATCGAAGCAAATGGATATACTGGTTTTTCCAATCCTGATTAGTGCGCTTGCGACCCTTGCGGTCGTGGAGTTCCGGGTGCTGCCCCAGTGGTTCTACGCTTTGCCATTCGCCAAGCGGAAGCCGTTTTCGTGCATGACCTGCTTCGGGTTTTGGATGGGAGTAGCCCTGACTCTGCCGACCTGCCAATGGTACTTGGCCCCAATCCTTGGCCTTGCATCCTCTGCCACCGCAATAATCATTCGGGAATGGACCTTCAAATGACCAACGACCAATTCATCGTGGCCCAGAAGCATCGCAAGTATTGGGACCAATACATCGCATCCCTGACGATGCGACTGCCACCCGATGCGGTTGGAGAACTGCAAGCCATTCTGACCGCTCACGGACGACCGCCTACAAATTGGTGGTGCGCTGACTGCGTAAAATCGGCCCTGCAATACATTTACCTTCAAGCGGACTTGTTTGCCGAGTCCAACCAAAACACCATAAACCACTCCCTGAATGCCCCTGCCAATCCCGAACAATAACGAGTCAAGAGAAGGCTTCATCGGTCGTTGTATGTCCAACAACAGCGTCAACACGGAGTTCCCCGATACGGCTCAACGGCTTGCAGTTTGTGGCTCAACGTGGGAGAATCACAAAAGGCAGCAGTTCGAGTCTTATTCCGATTACGGGCAAGAGATTCGCTCCAATGCCAAGCGAGGGATAGAACTCAACGAGCGGAACGGCAACAAGTGTGCGACGCAAACAGGCAAGGTCCGGGCGCAGCAACTTGCCAACGGGGAGGCCATCTCCCTTGAAACCATCAAGCGGATGCACTCCTACCTATCCCGGGCAGAAACCTATTACGACAACGCAGACGACACCAGCGATTGCGGTTACATCAGTTACCTGTTGTGGGGCGGTAAGTCGGCACTCTCTTGGTCAAGGAATAAACTCCGAGAACTTGGCGAACTCGAAGGCGAAGGATGACGAAGCCCAAGTGCAGGCTCGGATGGACTCGTTGATGATGGTGATCACCACCCTCTGCGACTGCATCGGAGCGGTGGACGATTCCAATGCTCCGAACCAGTACGAAGTGAAAATGAAAATCGTAAACAAGATTAGCGACCTAATCGACAAAATCGAATACTAATGGCAGGCCGACCCCCGATTTGGAATACCCCCGAAGAACTATGGGAGGCGTTTGAGCAATACCGAGCCGAGAACAAGGCTAACCCCTATCGTGTGCAGGACTATGTCGGCAAGGATGGGGTCATGGTTTACCGGGACAAGGAGCGTCCGATTACCTTTCGGGGCTTTGAAGGATACCTCGCAGAGAATGGGGTTTGCTATAATCTATCGCAGTATCAAAAGGGAGATAGCGACCATCACAAGCAATTCTTACCCATCATTACACGCATAAGGCTGACCTGCGACAAGGACATGCTGGAGGGTTCAAGTGCTGGCGTTTACTCGGCCAACATCGCCTCACGTCTGCTTGGCTTGGTTGACAAGCAGGAGAACACGGTCCACATCGAGCAACCCCTGTTTGGGGATGGACTTTAAGTACACGACCGCCATCAGCCGAATCCGTCGGATGACGGCCCGAAAGAAGGTCATCCAAGGCGGAACAAGTGCAGGGAAAACGCTCGCCATCCTTGCGGTCCTAATCGACATCGCAGCAAAGAACAAGACCGAGATTTCGGTAGTTTCTGAATCCATCCCCCACCTACGGAGGGGTGCAATCAAGGACTTCGCCAAGGTCATGCAATGGACAGGCCGATGGGTCGCAGAACGATGGAACAAGACCCTGCTCACTTATCACTTTGCCAACGGTTCAATCATCGAGTTCTTCTCGGCTGATTCCGAGGCACGGCTCCGAGGGGCAAGGAGGCAGGTGGTTTACATCAATGAGGCGAACAACATTGACTTTGAGTCTTACTACCAACTCGCCATCCGTACCAGCGAGGCCATCTACATCGACTTTAACCCGACACACGAGTTTTGGGCGCATACGGAGGTCCTGCCCGAACAGGATGCAGAACTGATAATCCTAACCTACAACGACAACGAGGCTCTGCCTGATACCATCAAGCGGGACATCGAACTGAACCGCACCAAAGCCGAAACGTCTGCGTATTGGGCGAACTGGTGGAAGGTGTACGGCCTCGGTCAAGTCGGGACGCTTCAGGGTGCGATATACGAGGACTTCGAGGTCGTGGAGGGTATTGATGTCAGCCGTGCGAAATTCGTCGCCCTAGGGCTTGACTGGGGCTTTAGCAACGACCCTACGGCCTTGGTCGCCATCTACCGCCAAGGGGACTGCTTGC